CGGAATCATAACACAAAAGTGTCGCAAATAGTGTTAAGGAACACTATGATTCGTGATGTGCATATTTCTATGCGTGCGCCGTTGACATCACTAACAACAGCTACAGACAACTCCCTACCCCGTCTAGCAACAGGTCAATGGTGGTCGTGTGTAAAATTTCTTTGCCTTCCGCATTTAAAGCGGGTCTAAAGTCAGGATAGTCTACTCCTCTGTATAGGTCGGATGGAAATCACCCGGCTAGGCATTTGGTACAGTCGCCCTAAACTGCAAGTTTTTCAACGCTTGAAAAAGTTTAGAAAAAGAGCCACCCAGTGAACAAATGGATGAAAAGATGAGACTTCAGGTTGTTGTTCATGCAACCTGCCATCAGCACTCAGACGAGTGAGACCTGGAGGTGGCCGGTGAAGGTCAGGGAACCTCCTCCATTTTGCTGGACACGAAAATCAACCACGTCGCCCTCTGCTACCTTCATGATCAGAGGAACAGTGACGTAATGGTTGCCAACAGTCGCAGCAGTGGCCATGCTCCACGCGGCACTTCCACCAAAGGTGACAGCAGCGTTGTTAACATACCACTGTCCCGTAATCAATGTGGTGTCGGAAGCATTGTTGTTCATGATTCCGCAGCACATGAAGGTGTAGATGCCGGCGTGCATAGTGAGGACTCCTGCAGTGTTGATGATGCTCAAACCATTACCATCACCACCAAGAGTGGCAAAGTTGGCAACGGCAAGAACACCTGTGGTCATACTGTGCGTCCCCGCCCAACTTGAGACGGTTGAGTTAGGGACCTGCGTAACGGAATCAGGGAGACGTGGGTTCATGAACTCAATCTCGTACCGCACGCGGAGCTCACCAATTTGCGTGGTGTCAGTGTTTCCAGTGACTGAAACAAAGAGGGCACCAGCGTCATAGGTCTTGATGTCACCACCCGGAGGAACAAAAAGTCCGCGAACGAACTTGCCCTCCGCGGGAGTGAGTCTCTTCGGGTCAAGGACTAGGTAGATGGACTCATATGGCATGCCGTCACGGTGAGGATCCATGGTTTCGGCTTGCCTGTAAGTCTCAAGGTCAGAAGTAAGAGCGTCATAATCGAACGACAAGATGATCTTGCCCATCTGTCCGTTGGTCGCATAAGCGGACACTGTGGGTTTGTAGTAAACCTCACAGGAGATGAAACGATAACGCTCGTAAAGTGCAGCAAGCTGCGAGACCCAGGGGAACGTGTCACTATTCCCCGGGTTGAAAACGATCTTGTTGGTCTCGAAGACGGAGTTGCCGGTGATTGTTCCTACAACTTCGTCGCTACTGATGATCTGACGCTTGGCACGCATATCCACCTGTTTCTGAGGACGCGGGCGGGCCGGTTTGGGCGCCAGTTGAACACCACGAGAACGTCCACCGCCTTTGACGGGTGGCGGACTGCCTGAGCCGATTCCAACATTCTGGGCACCGAAGTACCATCTTGGATCATTTGCTTTCTTTCCTTTTCCTTTTCCATGCCCCATAGCAAAGAACTGGTTTGTTTTTCAACGGTGAACTCGCACGGTAGTTCACCAGAGAGAGCAGCCCAGGAAACTGCTCCTTCCAAGTTGTGGTTACCAAATCCACACTTGGGGACAACACGTTTTCGAAGTCAGGTACGGTGTAACCTGGACCTGAGAAATTTATCAGGTGCATTTGTTGTTTCGTCTATCAGGACATTTGTGCCAGAGAAAGAATTGAGACAAAACTGGCTGCCCTATAAGTCACCCAAACATAACTTATTTAGGTGACTTACCTCGGTGCTCCGCCGCGCGACGTTGGCGACGGTTTATGCGCTTACCCGAGGTTTTTGCGCGTTTGGCACTCGGAGATTTTGGTGGAGCCTTTAGATCAGGTTTGACTGGTTTCTCACACTCCGTGTTTTCCTCAATCTCAACAGGCTCAGCACGAACGATGTCATCGCCCACAACGACATCGGAACTAACAGGCACAGTTGGCATGTTGTCAAAGAATTCCGGCATAGCCATGAGCTCGTCAAGAGTGCTGATACTGTCCAACCAAGTGTTGAAACCATCTGAGTCAAAGTGACAAAAGTCCAAAGACTGCTCCGCGACGTTCCACATCCAGTCATTAAAATCATTCGGGAACTGGTCTGCTGTGTCATACCTCGCGTACCATGTGGCCAACGAGGGTTTGACCTCAGCTCCCGCTAATTCTAACACTTTATGGCAGAACTTGCCGATAATTGGTGTATTTCCATCTGTGAGCGCGAAAGCCTGTGCTTTCTCAATCAGTCTCACTTCAGCAGCGACTTGGGGGCCACTAGTGAGATGAAACTTCATGAGCTGGCGCTTGAGGTCACATGTGCTCGTGGGATCGCCGTACCAGACCCAAGGTCCGAACTGGCGGGACAAAAATTCAACACCCGTGTCACCACGTTTCCATGATTCACGAGTGAAAACCTGTCCAACCATGTTAGCGGCTTTCTGAACACACTCGAACGGAAGATTTGCGGTCAAACCGTCATCCCCTCCGTAAATACCCAATCCCCTCCAAGCCTCAACAGGACCAAGTCCACTAAGACGTAGACCAAGGTAACAGATAAACGCATCGTCCACTGTGTTGAAAAAGGAGGTATCAGCCATGCCAGATGACTGGCCATAATCGGTTGCAAACTTAGTCCCGTTGCGCATGATGGTGCGCCTGAAGTAGGACTGTTTATGCAACTCGAGAATCTCCGGAACCATCCACGGTGGGAAGGCACGTGCCAAAAGACGCTGTTCGATGTAACGCAAGATATTACTCTTCCGCCCATCCCAACGGCTCGCATCAGTTCCAAGAACAGAATCCGCGCCGTTACAGACGTCCGCAACCATATGCGCAACTTCACGTGGAGTGGTTCCGAAAGCATACCATGAACGCGTTCTACCGCCCCAAACACCACCCTCACCACAATCAGAATAATATTTGACATAATCTGAGAGGGAGGAGATCACCATGGCGTATTCCAACTTGTGAACTGGTTGGTCAGACACTATGATCCGTGGGTCATTAGGTTTCCCATATGATTCTGCTTTCATGAATCCTTTCAATGTGGGGGAATCAGGAAGCAAGTTCAGGGCGTTAGTGAGTATGAGTCGTTGAGTGTTACGGGGTTGGTTTTCCCATATGGTTTCCCACTCAACTGGGAACAATTTTCCTTGTTCAGGAAGGAAAAGTTCCACGAACTCGCCAATGTAACCTCGAAGCTTGTTGCTAAGATTGATCACAGGGGCCTTGACATCTACCACGCGGCGCTCAACCGCGCGTTCCTCATTTGCGACCGACTGGTTAGGATAACATGCCCCGGGTAAAATGGGATGCATGAAAGGTCGCATTGTAGGCTTGTCAAGTTCCGTCATGAGGTCGTAATCAAACGCCCCCACGTTGTTGAGTCCAATAGCTAACCGCGCCGTGCAGCCGTAGCCATTGTGCGCCCGGTGGAATTCGAGCGCAGCCTGCACAGCACCATGTTTGCGTTCAGTGTCAGTGACAAATTCTCTTATCTGGAACGGACTCAACTTTGAGGTGGTCCGCGCGATAGAGCCAATATTGTCATCAACAGAAGCAGGCAAAGATGATGCTATGTAGGTGTCGGCGATGCCGGTGTGCCGTGTGAGGTCATTCACTCCTCTCACGTCAAATCTAACAAAATGTTGGATGTCACCGCGTGGGCCGCTCAACTTGACAATTGGATCAAATCTGTTCAAACGATTTCCATCTATGAAGCCCAGCTTGAAAGCAGCCATAGCTATGAGTGCTCTCAAACCAGTCCAATGTTGCATTTGAGTCAACACAACAATGGAACGATGCTCGCTTGAACGTTTAAGATCCGTGAGATAGGTGCTAACACATGGTTGAAACCAGCTGTCCCAGCTAGAAACAACCAATGTGTCTTGCGAATAATCCCACAACTTATGGACATATGGCTTGTTACCAGACGCACCCCATTGAATTTCACCTGATTTTCGAAATAGGAAATCAACTTCTCCAGACACCGCATCAGTGCTAGCTGCTGCTTCTGGTGTAATGGTGTAGATGATATGCGCTTTGTGACGAGCCACTGCCAAAATATGTTCCATGTTAAGATACCAGTCAACGTCAATGTAGACCGGAATGTCAGACATTTCGGGTCTCACTTGTGACGGGGCGACATCAAGATCTTTGGACCAATACGGGGAACGTGAGCCGCGAAAACCGGCGGCGACGTTTGAATTGGACATTTGGACCATGAAAGGGACACACCCCAGCAACAATGCCAGATCCTCAGAGTATGCAATTGCTGAGGTCCGAAGTGCCGCACACAAACCATGTGTATGATTGCGGGTCGGATCTACTGTAGCAATTTCCACGTCACGTGCTACCTGCCGAATGAACCGACGGTCAACGTTCTGTGGTGCTCCAAGAATTCTCTGCAAACGCGCACGCAAGTCGTCCACGGTGGGAAGTGCTTTTGTAATCACAGCAGCAGTGATAACGCAGCAAGTTCCCAGTAACCCAGCTTGGAGTAACGTGGAGATCCAACTAGAGTCGGTGTGACTCTCGCGAATGAAAGAAGACATGTCAACGCCATAAGACGCATTTGGTAATAATGAAGACATATTTATTACCTCCTCAGAGGCTGAACAACTGTCCATGGACAGTTC